ACAGCTGCAGCCCTGGAATGCGCGTTCTTGCCTCGTTTGTGGCGAGCTCAATCAGACCGTTTGCTAAAACCAAGCGTAGAGCTACTCACGTAGGTGTCCCCTCAACTGCCTAGCTAGTGTTGAGGGATGAGGAACCCATGCTACTTCGATTACCATACCGTACCCAAATGGGTCGCTTTACAATAGTGACCCCAGCCAAGATGTGGCGCCCCTTGTGCATGGCACTGGGGTTGGAGACCGTCAATCTGACGGGGAGGGCGAGACCTCTAATCTTCTCCAGGGTGAGCGTTCAGACAACGCCAACCGCTTGGTCAGGCCATTCGTGGCGCGTGACGTTGTTGTGAGTTCGGAATTGCGGCATAGGCCGCCCGCCGGACATAAGGAGGGAAAGAAGGAAAATTCCAGGGCCTTTGGGGTTAGGAGCTGGAAGAATGTGGGTAACTCCGTCGAGGCGGCGGAGAGGCGGATGCAAAAGGTCCGCAAGCAAAAGAGGTCCGATAAGAAGGGGGCCTTAGTTGCTAATCAACTTGCTGATGAAGTTGATAACCTTCGAGGGACCAAGATTGCTCTTCAGGAGAGAATCGAGGACCTCGAAGCAGAAGTGACCAAAGTCGTGGATGGCACGACCACGGTCGCTTACACCGCGCAGCAGGCTCGGTTCAAGTCAAAACTTGAGAAGGAGCTGCTCGAGTGCGCACAACAAGAGATGGACAAACAGCGCGAGCGAGACGACATGGAACGTCGCGAGGCTCAGCGCTATGCCTGGATCAGAGATCGCCATTACCAGTGGTCTTTTGCTTTCAAAGAACCCGTCTACTTTGAGCGGCATCCAATCGTGGTCATATGCAGAGCTGCATTGGCTTTGGTTGTTGCCTGGTCACTGTGGATCATGGCGTTCAATTATGTTCCAGGCAGCATCGCAGTTCTCTCCCTCATCACCATATTTGGTTCTTTTGCAGTTTGTGTCATTGTGTCACTGCTGGAGAGGAACCATTGGTATGGTGTTCAGGACGTTGAGGACGACCCCGGTTTGTTGGAATCAGACCGGCCCATCTCCATGTCGCTCGACACTCTCAAGTTCGCCGACCCGATCAGAACCACCATGAAGCACAACACTTCCGTCTGTTTCGTTGATTTCCTGTCAATTTTCTGCGGCGCTCAACCGCATAGAAAAGAAGTCAATGAGGATGGTCAGATTCAGCCGTACAAACCAACTCGTCTCTATTTTGAAACCACGAACGAGTTTGTGTACAGTGCAGAACTGCTGTTTCAGGTTCTGATTCCTGCCAACACGCACAGATCATTGAGTGAAGTCTTGGTCGTGCAAAACGTGGAAGCTACATGTCGCAGAATAATGGCTGTGATGTTTGACAAGGCGGAGAGTCATGAAAATGAACTTCTCCATGTTGCGACGACTCACGTCGCCATTGCCTGGATCAAACACATGCGCCAGAAGATGCAGAATGTGTATTTTCCGAAGGCCCTCCGCGCTTTGTGAAGTACCTATATGGCTATAGGTACGGAGAGGTGATTCTTCCTAAGATGGAGCCGGTAAAAGGTAGTGCTAAGATCACTCTAAATCCTTATTACCACGCCGTCGATCTGTCGTTCAGGCGACCGATGAAGATTAACCTTGGGTGTGCTCTTGTGGGATTCTGCAACCCACAGCCTGATACAGGGCACGCACACACTGCGCTGAGGGGAGCGTGCAAGCGTTTCATTAGACAGACTCCAATCCCTGATCCTGATATGTTCAGGGAGTTGGGTGAGTTCGTCGAAGAATGGCTCCGTAGTGGAGAACTGGTGCCGCTTGCACCCGACACCAATCTAGACACCAGGGATTGGCTGAGAAGTGCCCCGTATCCAAAATGGAGGAAGGACGTGCTGCTCATGAAGTGGGAGAGGGTGACGCATATTTTTAGTAAGACGTACACTCTCATAAAGTCGTTCATCAAGGACGAACCTTATCCCGAATTCAAGCATGCGCGCCCCATCAACTCCCGGGCAGACGAATTCAAAGCAGAAATTGGTCCATGGTTTAAAGCGATTGAAAAAGAATTATTCAAATTACCTCACTTTATCAAGAAAATACCTCGGCACGAGTGGCCGGAATACATCTTGAATAGATTGCAGCGCACTGGAGTAAAGTACATCGCAACGGACTACACTGCATTTGAATCGCACTTCACGCGTGAGGTAATGACGAACATAGAGTTTCGTTTGTACAAGTATATGACACAGTATCTTCCAAATCATCAGCATTTTTGGAAGATGCTTGACACGGTCATAGCTGGTAAAAACACGTGTCAATTCAAATGGTTCAAAATCGAGTGCCAAGCCACCAGAATGTCTGGTGAGATGAATACATCACTTGGAAATGGCTTTGCCAATTTCATGTTGATGAGTTTCATGGCCAAGAAAGTGGGGTGCACAGATTTCGTCGGCGTCTTCGAGGGCGACGACGGACTCTGTTCCATGACGGGTACGCCCCCCACTGCTGAAGATTTTGCCAAATGTGGATTCACGATTAAACTCGAGGTTCATCAGTTGATTGAAACCGCATCCTTTTGTGGAGTAGTTTTCTCCCCGGAAGATAGAAGAACATTATGCGAC